CTGCACCAGTTCCATTTAAAGTAACATCTATTCTTGTAAATAAGGTGACCACATTCCCAATTTTTGTGTATTTACCCGTAACAGTGCCCAAAGTTGTTATTGTGCCAACGCTGGATGTAACGCTAGGTGTCCAATCACCTTCCTCATAGTCAGCCAGCAATTCGCTGGTCATGCCAGCAGGGTGACTAGTAATTGAAAAGTCAATGCCTTTGCCTGATGTGCCGATGACAAGATTGCCTGTGGATAAATTTACATCACCCACCAAGGTCGGGGCTGTTGCCAGCACATTGTTGCCTGTGCCTGTGTTGGTGACGCTGACCACTTCCTTGCTTGCGTTCAACGCCAGAGCTGTCGAGGCGGTCAGGCCTGACAGGGTGCTTGTGCCTGAAACTGACAAATTCACGCCATTCAGATCAGCACCACCCTCAACCCGTTGCCAGACTGAGCCGTTAAAGGTTGCAAGGTCGCCCACACCCCAGTTGCTGATGCCGTTCAGGTTGGTAGAACCTGCTGTGCCAACAACGTAATAATCGCCCTTTGTGCCTACGCTAGAAGCCAGCGCAGGGCTGTTGGCATTGGCATCCCATGTGCCTTTGAAGTTCAACGCACCGATGGCGTTGGTGATGGATGAGACTGATTTCAACATGGTTTATTCCTCACAATACAAATTCAATAATCGAGGTAAATGGTGGTGCTTCGCTGAATGTTACGTTACCGCCAGAAAGTGTGTAGGTGTTTTGATTTTGATAAACACCGTTGATGTAGATCAGGCTTGGCACAAAAGCAACCGCAAAAACAGTCTGAGTACCTGTACCAGTTGCATTGACAACGAGATTGCCAGCAGAACCAGGGAAAGCATTACCGTTCAGCGAGGTATAAACCACCGTGGCGTTCTTGTTTTGGACTTGGATGGAGTAATCGCCATTGGTGTAGATACGTGATGGCGTGCCTTGGTAGACAGGATAACCCCCACTTGTGCGGATGGGCTGGACAGCGGTGATGGTCAGCGCATCATCCCAATAAGCAACAATCGGGTTGGTGATTGGGTTTAGATTGACAGTGCCAATCCAGATGTAGCCATCGTCCAGCGGCTGTCCATCAGAACCCGCAAAGGCTGGGAATGGTGGTTCTACTGATAGTGCGGACATTTATTCATTCTCCTGTGTGGCTTGACCAGCTTGGATTGCACTTTGTAAGAACTGAATTCTCGCATCAACATTCTTTGGCAAACCAACTGTATCTGCAAATTTGCTAAATGCAGGTGATAAAGCGGCTCTTCGTAGACTTGCGGCACTCTCACCTTTGGTTGCGGCTTCTATTGCAAGACTTTGGAAACTTTCATCAGCAAACAATTTGCCAGCCGACTTCAAAGCATCTTTGTTGCCCTGCGTCAATGCGCTTGTGATAACTGATGCCGCACCAGCCAAAATAGGACCACCAGTAGCTGCCGCACCAGTCACCACGCCTTTTGCAAGCGTGCTTTCCATGACTTTACCAATCAGGCTTTCAGCTTGTATCCCTTGCAACAATGCTTGATTAGCCTTGCCTGTTGTCAGTACATTTGCCCGCGCCTCTGTGACCCGCTTGGAAACCTCAAATAAGTCTCTAAGCACATCTGCCGAGTCTTTACCAAGTGTATCCACAATGGTCTTAAAAACAGGTGGGTTGGCTCTTAACTTGGGGTATAGATCAGCAAACTCAGAGAATCCAAAGCCACCTTTTTCTGCGCCTCTTGCCGATCTGGTGACCGATGCCAATGCTGTTGCTAATGTTTCTTTGCGTAGGTCATCAGGTACAGTTTTCAAAAGACGGTTGAATTCGCCAGTATCACCTTTGGCGGCACTGGTAATCGCTGTCCGCATCTTATTTGCAACGCTGCCCTCAATATCTTGACCGAATGCATTAACGATGCGCTTGCCCAATGCTCTTTCTTTGGCATATAAAAGATTGGCGGCTCGTAGTTCTTGCCGCAATGTTTCGCCACCAACATTTCCAACATTGGTCAGTTGATCGTCCGCTAAAGCCGCATATAGACGCTTTAAATCAGCTTCAGCCATACTGCCATAAGGCGATTCCAGCTTATTGATTGCGTTACCAATTAACTGTTTTTCACGCTTCAATCGACCATAGGTCACATTGCCAGCCTCAATCATCTTTGACAAATTACGTTCTGCTATTGACATTCCAGCATCGCCGACTTCAGCTTTAACTGCATCAAGTGTTTCTCGCAGTTGTGGCAAATCAACCACAGTTGTCTTTGGCACTTTTTCATCGACTGAGTTATATATTTTCCCCGCCGCAGTGTTAAGGTCTGAACGAGTCTTGGTCAGCGTATCTTTAATTTTTTGCGATACCACACCAGGCGCAACAGCACCCTCGACAAAAGTTGCGTCAAACTGCTTGATTGCATCATCTGCCTTGTCAACAGCTTGAGTTACTGTATTGCGCCATGCGGCCTCTGCTTCACCGCCAGCAACAGAACGTGTCAACCCAGCCGCTGCCCTTACTTGTGGGTTATCGCTGAACACATCAGCAGGCAGTTGGATGCCAAGACGGTCTGCGGCTTCTTTTGCTGCCACATTGACCTGTGCCAAGTCAGCCAATCTGTCTCTTGCCGCAGTCGAACCAAAGCCAGTGCCTGATGCTTTTTTGACCAAAGTGCCAACTTCCTCCTCGGTAATTTCAACGGCTGGCGCTACGACTTGCGCAGTAGATGGGGTTACCACTTCCTCAACAGCTTGAACTACCGCAGGGCCTTCAGGTGCTAATGCTGTACCCATCGGCGCACCAGTCTCCATCTGTGGCTCAACCCTTGGGGCTGGTGTTGGTCGTCCTGTAACCCGTTCTACGCCTTTTTTTACAGCCGTTACTACTGGCGGGACAGCCCTTTGAATGACTTGTCCTAATGGGCCTGTGGCGGTTGCTACGGCTATTTCTGTTGGGCTAATCTCTCCACCAGTTGCGGCTTGTGTGGCCTCAATACCCGTCTGTGTCAATCCAGCTTTGCCAGCCGCACCAACAATAGTCGTTGCTCTGCCTGCTGGAGTAAAAGCCAGCAAACCGCCAACAGCACGGGGAATATCACCCATAGAAAAGCCAGGCGGGATTACATATTCTTTTTGGTCAACCGATGACTTTAAGATGTAATTGCCCTTTGCATCCTGCCGCACACCAAGTTGTGGAAAGTTGGATTGCAAAATCTGCACAGTCTCTTTTGGGTTGGACAGTAAACTGCCAAGCGCAGACTTAAAACTTGCCACACTCATTTGATTGAGTTCTGGCATTCCAGTCCATTCAGGCAATGCTTGCGTCTCTGGTGTAGCACGGGCACGACCAGTTACTGATTCAGCAATACCCTCAAAAAAGCCCATCTTTGGTGGTTCTTCTGGTGTTGGTGCGCCAGCCGCCTCTAATGCGCTTTCGGTAGGTTGCTGTCCAGCACGAATTGCCGCCACCCTTGCTTTCAGTTCAGGCGAATCAGCAGGAACATTGTCAGGAATGTTGTTAATTGTGATGCCGTCTTTTGTTGTTATTGAATATGGCATATCAATAACCCACAGTTACATTGCGCTGACCAGCCGCTGGTGGGTTTACTGTACCCCTACCGCCGCCAACAGCCCCAGGCAAAGTTTCAACATTGTCCAAAAATAATTGCGCTGTTGGGCTTTTTGCTGCGGCAGAACGTAAAAGGTTTTTACTTTTTTCATACTGTGCTGTTGCCGCACGCTCAGCGACATTAAAAATAACGTCCAACTCGCCCTTTGAAAAACTTATATCACCACTACGGGCTTGCAATAAAAGTGCCTGCTCTCTGTCGGTGATTGCGCCTTGACCAGTCAACATTGATCGTGACTTCAAAGCCATTTCAGAGAGTCCTTGTATCAATTCTCTAGTTGCATTTATTTTCTTATCGCCAGTAAAACCTAATGCTTCACCAATCCTGTTTGCATCAAGACGGACATTTGCCAATGGGCCTGTGATGGCAACACCTAATGCCTTACGGTATCTTGGTAAGTCAGTTAGCTGAGTTGCCGCTGAATTAGCTTGGTTGTATAAGTCAGGCACTAATTTGCCAAGTTCACCTTCTGCCGTTTTTTCTAGATTGGTAACATTTACGTTTGTTACTGCGCCAGCAGGTTTTTTTAGAACTTGCAGTGAAGAAAATGTTTTTTGTTGCTCTGGTGTTAGATTTGCAAAATCAAGTGCTTCTTGCACACTTGGGGCAAGTTTTTCTTTATTGGCTTTATCAAGTTGAGCTTGTGCTAATGGGCGTGCAAATTCTGCTGTCACTCCTGCTGATAATGCTTCGGCTTCTAATTTTTCAAGAGTTGGCTTTTCTTGTTCGCGCAAGCGTCTTTCACCGCGAGCTTCTTTTAAGCCTGCATACCAGTCTTTTCCAAATATTGAGGCTGTATATGGTTCAATTAAATTTACTGCGGCGGCTGGATTGACAGTTTCAGCAGTTCTTTTAATTGTTTCCAATGCCGCTTTTTGGCCTGGGTCTTTTTCTGCCAAAATCTTGTCATCTAATAACTTATATGCAGCAGTTGGCTCTGATTCCAAACCAAGCATGACTTGAGCATAAAAACGCTTGTCAGCATCAAGCCGTCTTTTATCCGTACCTTCAGCCATTAACTTCAAAGCATCTAGCTGTTCTTTGTTTCCTGCGAATGCAAATAACTGCTCGATTTCCTCAAAGTTTCTTTCCTCTGGTTTTTTGTTATAAAAACTTTTGAGTCTTGTACCGAGTTCAGCTTGCCGTGCCTGTGCTTGTTGCGCCGCTTGCTGATCAAGCAAACGCTTTTGCTGTGCAGCTTGAATTGTTGCTACATCTGAACCTAATTTAAAACCCTCCAAAGAGGCTTCAAACGGCATTTTTACATCAATAGAATAATCTATTGGTTGTGGTAGGTTTGCGCTAATTGTTGCCATTAGAAAAACATCCCCCCGCCAATTTGATTGAACGGATCGAAATTCATTGGGCCACTTAAACCGCCGCCTGACTGAAATCCAGCGAATTGAAAAGGTGCATTCAATAATTTGCCATAAGCAGTGGCTTCGCCACGAATACCGCCAGCTCGTGCCGCACCCTGTTGACCAAGTAAGTTGGCAATATTTGTACCAGACTCCATACCTCCAGCACCAACGCCTGCGGCTGATGATTGACCAATTTTTGCTAAATTCTGCTGGGTTGTAAGTCCAACATTTGCCAAACCACCTAAACGCCCGTATTGCTCTTCAATTAAGCTGGACAAAAGTTGTGGCCTGAATTGACCTAATGCAGCTTGGATATTGCCGCCCCTTAAACCACCAGTGGCTGATGCTCTTTGAAGTAACGCCTCCTCGCCTTGGCGTGAAAGTTCCTGAAAACGCTCACCCCCGCTAATACGCTCGATGGCGGCGCGTTCTTCCTCTGGTCCAAGCAAACCAATTAACGCTTGTTGCTGTCTTAGTGCTGGTGCGCCTGACTCTGCAAAAGGTTGCATTCCAGTAAGAGCACCCTCCCCAACGGCAACATACGGTTTTAGTATTTCACGCATTGCATCAAACTGCCTGCGCTGTTCTGCAATGCCAGCTTCAGCAGATTGAACCTGTGCGCCTGATGCTTCGCTTGCGGCATCTGCTTGCATTTTGCTGCCAAGCAGGGATGCCCCAATGGATAGACCTGTAATTGGATCAGGCATCGCCGAACTCCTTTAAATAATCTTCTAGCGTTTCGCCATATAAAGCCATTACATGATGACCGTACTTGGTAGCAAAACCAGCCCCATGAACCAGCGAGACCGCCATCAAAATCAAATCGTAATATCCAGCTCGCCACATGAACGACTTGGCATCTGCTTGTTTATTGCGCTCTGCCGTGTCCGAGGCTTGCCACTTGAGAATCATTGTCGCCAGCAAGGGCGTTAAATGGTTGCTGTTGCCGATAAAAAATGCGTTCTGGTGCATACCCACCAGCGTATTCCAAATGGCCGCATTCAGGTCTTCTCGTGCTACTGGGTCGCCATCTGCTACGTCATCAAAGACTTGGATTGCGTCATAGACCATTACCAACCATTCAACGGCTGGTTGGGGAAGCATAAAAACCTTGGTCAGGTTCTCTCGCAGTCCATCGGTCATGCACAACTCCTATACAGGGCAGGCCGCTGGATGCCAGAACTCAGCGACTGAATTTTCGCACAATTTGACAAAAGGTCAATCCTCATCTTCTTGATCTTCCCAAGCCTGACAAACCCGCATATCGTTGCAAATAAAGTCCAGCTTTTCGCAGTGACCCCTGAAGCCTGCGCCTTTGTCATAAGCCGCCATCGGGATGCGCTCAATCCGAACTTGGGTCATAAAGCTGTTGTCGTAATACTCGCAGTTTGAGCAATGCTTACGCCGTGCATCTTTTTCATCGCATTGCATAGCCTCTGCCAGCCCTGCATAGAATTCCTTGTTTGCGCCAGCTTCATTGGTGGGCATCTCAGGACCATAGTTCCAGTCAGCTACCGCAACCGCATAGTTCTTTTTGTTTTGGGCATTGGTCAAAAACTCCTCGTCCATTGGCAGGCCATTAAAGCCCCGCGGGATAACCATAAATTCTTTCATGCTGTTCTCCTTAACTGATTTCTCGGCCTGATGCTCGGATGGTCAGGGATGTTCCCGCCCCTGCGATTGTGGAAATAAAACCACCAACGTCTAATGCTTGACCTACCAACTCAGGGCAGGTGTAGGTTTCATCAGGCACGATGGTTCGTGTGTCGATAATCAAGTTCGATGCACCCGCGGAACCAGAGACAGTGACCAAGTTGCAACTGAAAGTCACATTGTTGCCGCTTGTGTTGGTCACCGTAAACTTGTCAATAATTGCTTTGACATTTGTTGCGGTGTATTGGGTGGTTTGGCTGTTCTCTGCTTGTTTTGCAGGGATTAACACTTTTACTGTAACTGTCATTGGACACCTCCGATATTATTTGAAACTGTCAGGATTATGGACGGAATAGCTGGAACTGGTGGCGTTGCGACAACAGAAAGTAATTCAACACTGAGGTCGCTCACCGAAAACATCAGTTCAACATAATCATTGGCCTTCAGGTCGAAAAAATAATTCAGCGACGAGAAAATTTCACCGTTATTACCCTGAACCCTAATCTGGCTTGCACTGTCTGGCACATCTGTTCCGTTAAGCCTAAACCAAAAATAAAACTCTGCCGTGCCGCCACTGGTCTTATCCAACTGAAAAGATGTGTCAAAGTTGTAAATACCCTCGCTGTCCACAATGATTCTTGATGTTGGGCTGCCAATAAATACCCCATTGCTCAGGTCCGTGCTGTTGAATGTGATGGCCTTAGCTGTGTTAATTGTGGTGGCTGTCTGGATGGTGGTGTCGTAAAACGACCCATATCTTGCCCGCTTGAACTCCCGTGGTGGTGGAGTCATCTGCAAACCCTCAACCGCTTTATTCAGTTTGTCCACCAATGCCAAAGCCTGATTTGCTTTGCTTTCAGCCAATGCCACAGTCACCGCAGTTTCTTGCGCCAGCAATGCAATCCTGTCCAGTGCGTCCTGTGCCTTTGCGCCCAATGCCGCATCATTAACTTCAGTCTCTTGCGCTAAGGCAATAATCTGCGCCAATGCATCATTTGCTGTTGATTGGGCTGTACCAGCGGCAATATTTATCTCAAGCACCACATCGGGCGCAATCGCATCAACAGTCGAAAACAATAACTCAAACTGCCTGATTTGCTGTTGATCAGTCAGGAATGTGGCAAGCTGGTCACGGGTCAGGTTCAGCTTGCGGGAGATGGGTGCGGTTGCCATTAGTAGGCCAATGCTTCAATCTGCGCCTCTAAGCGCACATAAGACACATGGGCATCACTGTCTCCACGGAAACGCTGGATGCGCCAGTTCCTCATACTGCCCTGCTGAAACCAAGCCAAACGCCTTTTGCGGTTACCAATCGTGCCGACATAGATGAACTTTTCTTGTGAATAGGTTTGCCCATCAAGCGAATAACTGGTGCTGATTTGCGGGTTTTCACCTAGCGCAATGCTTCCAGTCAAGCTGACCAGTTCCATCTCGTTAAATATTGCCCCGTTGCTTTCGTTGTAAACAATCAACGTGCCAAACTCCCAGCGCACTTGTTGCCCCCAGTGGTGGCCTGTGTCCTGCACCAAGTAACCAATGCTGAAACTTTGCGGGTCGCCAACCATCCATTTGTCATAAACCCAAACCATGTTTCTGGCTCGGTATTGTGCAAATCCAGCCAAAGTTGTAGTCAGGGTAAACCAAACCGCCGTTTCTAAGGCTTTGGATGCAGAGGCATCAAAGACTATTGTGCGGTCAGGCAGGTGGACATAAAGATGCTCATGGTTCTTGTCGTTCCTTGCTTCTAGCTTGACCAAGGCCAATTGAGCCTCGGTGTACTCCAGCAGGAGATTGTCAATTTCCTGCGTGCTAATTTTTTCAGTCACGGCGGCTGCGCCAACATAAATGCCTGGTGCTTCATTCCTTGCACTGCCCAAAAAAGCAATGCGGTCAATAAACACACAGCACCCTTGAGTGCCAATCACGCCCTTTTGTATCTGTGCGCCATCAATTCGTGCGAATGGAAACAAATCCCCACCCACGTTGTCGAATACTTCAATCGTGTTGCGGTTCAATGCATAGATTTCGTTTCGCAGCTTAAGCAAAGCCACCACAGGGTCAGGGTCAACCTCTGAACTGCCGTATTTCAGCGGATTAACTTGGGTCGGGTCTGATAATTCAGTGACCACCAAGAACTCGCCATCTGTGGTCATGAAGTACCCATCCACCCACACCACATCTAGCACCACACCCAAGTCAGGGTCGGTCACTTGCGTCAAGGTTGAGCCATCCCAGTAATACAGCCGCCCACCTGATGCAATCGCCAGTTGGTCAAAGCTGTAATCAAAGGCCACCAGTTGATTGGTTGGGCCACCCACATCGCCCAGCACGGTCACTACACCTGCGCTATTGATTTCAACCAGCTTTGTACCCATGACCCGATATAACTCGCCTTGCCAGTTGATGCCACCACGGTCAATGCCTGGCCCTGTGCCGTTGGACACAATGCCATCGCCTGGCCTCAGAAACCCATTGCTGATGCCTGATTGTTTTGGCACAGGCACAAGGTTGACTGGGTAGCTTGTACGCAGTTCTGGAGTGCTGTCGGTGTATATGCCGTTAAGAATAGGTATTTGCATCACTTAGCCTTGTTGCGTTCAGAGATGCGCTTCGCCTTTGCTTTGGCATCTGCCTTTGATGATGCGCCCCAAGCCCTCAAACTCAACAGCAGGCGGGTAGGCTCACCGTCTTTGTATTCAGGGCCAGTATTGCCACCCATACGGGCTAGAAACGATGCTCTACGGGGATTGTTGCCTGATTTAACTGGTGGCTTTAGATTCATGCCTTCAGCCTTTGCCGAAGCCCTGCCCTTGGCGTTCAAACCGCCTTTAGGGTTCTGGCCTTCCTTGCGTGCGTAAGCTGGCGTTTTCATCTGAACCCTTTGATCTTTTCGGCAATCTTTTTAGGCTGCTTGGCAAACTGTTTACCTTTGGCAGTAGCCTCACGCTTTGCCCTTGTGGTTGCCGCATACTCAGCCGCTGTTAGTGACTTGATAGCCTTCTCAGGCAGGTATCTTTCGCCAGTCTCAGACGATGGCTTACCCGACTTGGTGCGCCACTTCTGCGCCCCCCAGTCTTTGAGGCTTTTTTGTGTGGCTTTCATTTATAACCGCCACCTTTTTCTTTGTACTTCT